GTTGGCACGTATGCCGAGCCACCGCCGAGGGTTCCGGCCTTGCCGTTGCCATTCAGAGCGACCAGCGTAGCGCGGGCGGCTTGGAGTTGGGTGCGGCTGCGGCGACTCATAAAGATCGCATCAGGAACCCATCCTGCGGGGGCGAGGTCGAGAGCGGAGGCGAGAAGCGCATCAGTTAGGCCCTTGCCGGAATCGGCGGTGAGGTTTTTGATGCGGACCACGCTGTTCTTGCTCGCTTGCTGCAAGCCAATCCAAGCGGCGAGGTCTGCAACTTCGCCTGGGCCTTTGTTACCATCGGCATCCTCTAACGATTCAACGCGGAATTCGCCGAGTTCCATGGTGCCATTTTTGCCCATGATGAGAGACACATCACGAGGGCCAAACTTGACCATGTAAACAGACGATCCAGTGTCAGCGGTGGTTCCGGTGGCGTCCTTGATCATGCCAGAATCGACAAAACTAACAAGGCCGGGGAAACCTGCGGCAACACCGAGAGCAGTTTTGCCGTAGAAAATCTGGGTTCCGATTTTGCGGAGAGCGGCCTCCATGACGCCTGCGGCCTCAGTGGCCTTGATGTCGGATGCCGGGCCGTTTTCAGGGGCGTCCAAAACCGTCTTCCAAACTTCGATGCGGCCGCCAAGGACGGAGCAATCGAAATGTTTGTTGTCGAAGGTGGACTTGCCTCCAGCGATACCTTGCGAGGCGGCGATAAAGTTGACAGTTGGCAGGCCAGTGCGGACGAGGGTTTTGAAGCCCGTTCCTTCCACCGTGCGAACGGGGAAAAGCGCCATTTCTGGGGTTGCGGATAAAGACTCTTCGATGAGTCCGACCACGGCGTCAGAGCCGTTGTTTTTTGCTACGTCGAGCAGGGTGATGGAAGCCATATGGTTAGTTGGTTAGTAGAATTATTTGGTTTTGGCAAAAGCAGCGGAGACTTTGGCGAATCCGTGCAGAGATTTGATAGGGTCAGGAGCGGTCCCGCCTTGTCCTTCAAGCGCAACCGGGGCTGGATGGCCTTGCGCGGCGAGAAGTTCGGCGGCCTTGATGGAGACCTTTTCGGCGGAGACTTCGGCGGCGGCGGTTAGGTCCGCAACCTTGATGTCATAATCCGCAACCTTGGCTTCGAATTCGGAAATCTTGGATTTGGCGTCGGACAGTTCCACATTCAGAATTGCCGTCGCGCCATCGTTTGCGGTTAGTTCGGTGATCTTGGCTTGCGCGGCGGCAAGCTCAGCGCGAAGGGAATCGTTTTCGAGGATCGACGCTTCGGCCTTGAGTGCGTCTTCATTGCCGGGGAATAGTTTAGCAAAAATGCTCATGCCTTTCCCGCCGCTGTCAAATTCAGCCTTGGCTTTTCCATCCTTCAGCACGGTGCCGACAAATCCGTTAGCTTTAGCCTCATCCGCTGTCATCCAAGTTTCTGCAAACATGAGGTTGCGGATCGCCTTTTCATCGCCGCCTGTGCGGTCGGCATAGATGCCAGCGATTTCGGAACTGATGCCGTCTAGCAAATCGGCGGTTTTGCGCATGGCGCGGGAATCGCCCATGGCAATCGTGCTGGCTTCGTGGATCATAATCCGACTGCCTTGGGTCATCTGCCGTTTGTCGCCGGCCATCAGGATCACGCTGCCCATGCTGGCAGCCAGTCCGTTGACAGTGGTCATCACCTCGACGCCACGGGCTGAGATACCGCGCAGGGCGTTGTAAATCCGCTGGCCTTCAAAGACCGATCCCCCAGGCGAATTGATCTCAACCTCGACGGATTCCAGCGCGTTGTCCGCAGCACAGACGACGTTGTTGATGGACATGATGCCGACTGCGGATGGGCCGTAGAGCACATCGAGTTCCTCGATCAGTTTGTCGGCGGAGTCCTTGTGGACTCCATCATTCAGCCGGAGCTTCCCGGCGCGGTTTTCAATCGTTAGATTCATTGGGTTCAATTTCGTTGTATTCGACAAGCATTGGTCCGATTTGGGCCAACTCTGTGAATTTGGTTGTGAGTGATTCGTAAAGTCCGCGTTCGGATTTTGAGAGTGGGTCGGGCGAATAAAGCGAGTCTTGGATTTGCTTGTGGAGAGCCAACCAAATCAACCCTGCTTCCTCGCCTCTTAGGTATGGATCGACTTCCAGCAGTTGCGTTTTGCTGTTAAAATATCTGATTGGTCCTGTTTCGGTTTGTTCGCTCATGGTTCTTGGTTTTGGTTAGTTATTCTTCGGGCGGGTCTTCAGATTTGGGCTTTCCAAATCCAGCAGCGGCCACCACTTTTTGAACAAGTGTGATTGGTCGGCGGATTCCCTTGTCTTCTTTCCATGCTCCTCTAACCGCTGGCGTCATGGATGGGAATCCGGCCTCGGTTCTGAATGTCTCTTCGTCCGCATCGCATGGCGTAATTGCCCCGGCGCGGACAGCAACACCGTAAGCGTCGAGTTTTGATTTGAGGTTGTCGAATTTCAGCTTGTCATCGTTAGGCGCGCCATCTTCGCCTTCGGTTCCTGCTGTGTCCGGCTTAGATGCTTGCATTTGTTCGCTGGATTGTTCGTTAGGGGTGAGCATGAATAACTCGCGGGCATCAATCACAACGCCGTATTTGCCACCGACTTCTTTTGCGATGAGTTGGCGGGTTGCTGATTCCTCTGCCTTCTCGCGGATCACATCCTTGTATTCCTTGCCCATAGCGGCGGTGATGTCGGACGCGGATTTGAACCCGAGTTTGTAGCTCGATTCCAGCTCCTTCATGACCCGGCCGTCGTCAATTGTTAGCTTAGGCGGGAATGAAAAGCCCCACTTCCACCAATCGGCGGATTGTGGCAGGTCACCGCGTTTTTGCGCCTTGGCGATTGCATAGGAGACGAGGCGTTTTGCGGCGTATTCTAGCAAATCCTGGCGGTCTTCGATGGACCTTTGGGCGGATGCGATCTCTAACCGCTGGGCAGTTCCGCCCCCCGCACCATAGCCCGTGTAAAAGCTCGATGGCCAATCAATCGACGCAAACGAGGATTTTAACAGCCGGTCGTGGAAATCCATGAACGGATTGCCGGGGCGGGTGTTGGTTAGGGTTTCGATCTTGCCGCCTGAATTGCTCTTGAAGTAGCGAACTGTTCCGCCGTCCATGCTCTGGACGGTCATCTCCTTGTTGTCCACGGGCGCGCCAGAGAGGGTGGTGTAGGGGTCATCGTTATCAGGAGCGCCATTGTCGTTATACTCGATCAGGCTGATAGACGACATTTGGAGCATCGCCAACCGCTCCCATTCCGTGCTCTGGATGATGTCCCGGCAGTCATTGATGCAGCTCGTCAAAGCTGATAGCCCCCGGCCCTGATATTGCCATTCGGGGTCATAAAGGTGGATCATATTAGATGCCGGAATCCACTCCAAGAACTTGCCATCCTTGTCGCAGAATGCGTATTCCTTGGCGGCTCCGGATGGCCAGTAAATGATACCATCCTCTAGCCGCCCGCCTCGCATCGGGCCATCTTGCATGCCATACGGCGTGGCGATGCGGTGCGAGGGAATGCCTTGATATTGCGGATACCCGGTCTTGGTTTCTGCTAGAAGGATGAACTGCTCCCCATCCACATCCAGCGAACTCGACCAGCCGAAAAGACAGGTTTTGAAATCATGCATCCCGCCTTGGGCTGCGCCGATTGGATAGAATGAGTTGATTAACCAATCCGTCGCCAGCTTGCCGAAATCCATGTCGTCGCCCTTGAACTGCGGGACAAAAGCGCGGCCCACGGAATACATCGACCGCTGATTGATAGCCCGCTTGATCGGCCCGAAATTCAGATAGATCCGGCGAGCGTGGCTGACAATGGTTTTGCGGTCAGTCGCCGGGATGAGTTGGGCGATGTCCTTCTTCTCGATAGGCTCATACGGTCGGTGCGCGTTGTTATTAACCGCCCTGACCGCCTTGTATTGCGCGGATCGTCCAAACTCGTCAAGTATCGCCATTGACTAGGCGGGACTGTCAAAACCTGCCGAGCGATCGGGACTGGCACGGGATGGCTCCGGATTCGATCCAGTCCACCGCCCTCCCTAACGCCTCAAGCGTTTCAATTACAGTTAGACCAATAGCTTTACCCATCGTCACGCTGTTTTTGGTGGCGTTGGTGACGGTGTCAAGTCCGCCAGCGGAGAGCGATTGCGTGAAAAGCGCATCGTATCGGGCGCGGATTAAACGAGTCTGCGCGGGATTCCGCATTGCTCCCTTGGCCCAAATTATTGCCG